GGTATCATGGCTAGAGAGTACGAAGTGACTCAGCTTGTACAACTACTACAGACTATGGAAAAAGACTCTCCATTGTACAACACCTTGATTCAGTCTATTATTGACAACATGAACTTGTCTAACCGTGAAGAACTCCTTGCAGCTATGCAGAAAGCTACGCAGCCTAACCCAGAAGCACAACAAGCAGCACAGGCGGCGCAGCAAGCACAGATGCAGTTCCAGCAGTCTCAGACAGCAGCTCTGTCAGCCCAGGCCCAAGAGTCTGCTGCACGGGCTTCTAAGCTGTCTGCTGAAGCTCAGGCAGTGCCTATGGAGCTGGAGATTGATCGTATTAGCGCAGTTACAAGAAACTTGCGTGAAGGCGACCAAGACGACAAAGAGTTTGAAAGACGTATGCGCGTTGCAGAGACTCTTCTAAAAGAAAGACAAATAAAAGGTAAAGAAAATGTTAACGGACAAAGAACTAATGGGACTCCTAGACCAAGTCAACCGGCACCTCCAGCCCAAATGGAACCGCCTAGAGGAATTAGAACGCAAAATGGAGGAATGGAGTAATGCCAAAGGAGAAGGACCCAAGGCTGGAAAGGGCGGGAGTAAGCGGCTACAATCAGCCAAAGAGGACTCCTAGCCACCCTACTAAGTCGCACGTAGTAGTTGCCAAAGAAGGTGACGAAGTTAAAACCATTAGGTTTGGACAGCAGGGAGTTAGTGGTGCAGGTTCTTCCCCTAAGTCCGATAAAGACAAAGCTAGACGCAAGTCATTTAAGGCTCGTCACGCAAAGAACATTGCAAAAGGCAAGATGTCAGCAGCCTATTGGGCCAACAAGGAGAAGTGGTAATGGCAGGTCTATATGATAATATCCACGCAAAACGTAAGCGTATTGCAGCAGGTAGTAAGGAGAAGATGCGTAAACCGGGTGCCAAAGGTGCGCCCAGTGCAAAAGCCTTCAAACAAGCAGCTAAAACAACCAAAGGGAGAAAGAAATAGTGGCTCAGGGCGTCTCCCATTACTTTAGAGATGGGTCTAAGCACACAGGAGGCACACACAAGATGCCTAATGGTGAGGTACACTCAGGTGCTTCTCACGGTGCTACCTCTAAAAAGTTGTATCACTACGACGAACTTTCTAAAACAGCAAAGGAGAAAACCATGATGTACGGGTCTAAACCAATGAAACCAAAGGCAAAACCTAAGCCTAAGCCCAAGAAGAAACCTATGAAGAAAGGCTACTAAATACTTCTTGACTTTAACCTAAAAACATGCTATACTATTAACTATAGTATCAACTAAAGAGAACTTATGAAGCCTGAGCTTGAAACTTACTTTAACAACTACAACGAACTCTTCAACCACGAAGGTTTCAAACAACTCATTCAAGAGCTTTCTAACAATGCAATTACCTTGGCTGACATTCAGACAGTCAAGGACACTGAAGACTTCTTATTTCGTAAGGGGCAAGTTGCTGCCTTAGCTTCTGTAATTAATCTGGAGAACACTATTACAGTGTCCAGAGAGCAAGCAGAAGAAGAAGAAGTAGATGATTAAGGTATACGACTTCCGTTGTGAAAATGGACACGTATACGAAAGATTTGTAGACTCCAGCGACACTACGAGTAGGTGCAAATGTGGTGCTGGTGCTACAAAAATGCTGTCTGCCCCGCCTTTTATACTTGATGGACACTCTGGGGACTTCCCCGGTAGACACATGAAGTGGATAAAGGAACACGAACAAGCAGGTAGGAAACCTCAATCTCCATAATGACTAAGTTCACGGAGTTTAATTATGTCTAGAGCGACAATGGTCGATTCGCAGCCTGAAGAGGAAACTGTAGAAGAAACCGAAGAAAACGAAGTACAAGAGATTCAACAAGAAGACTTTGTTGAGCAACCTCAAGAAGAACCTCCAGTACCAGAGAAATACCAAGGCAAGTCTTTAGAACAAGTCGTGCAGATGCACCAAGAGGCTGAAAAGCTTCTAGGGCGTCAATCCTCTGAAGTAGGAGAACTTCGTAAGGTTGTGGACGACTACATTGGCAGTCAACCACAGCAACCAGCACCTCAACAGTACGTTGAGCCTGAAGACGATATTGACTATTTTACGGACCCTCAAGCAGCCGTCAATCGTGCTATTGAGAATCACCCTAAGATTAAAGAAGCGCAGGAATATTCTGCTCACTACAAAAAACAATCATCTCTGGCAACGCTTAATAACAAGCATCCAGACATGCAGGGTATCCTTAAGGACCCTAAGTTTGCTGAGTGGATTAAAGCTTCAAAGATTAGGACTCAGTTGTTCGTAGAAGCTGACCAACAATTTAATGCTGAAGCTGCTGATGAGCTGTTTTCACTCTGGAAAGAGCGTAAGACAGTAGCAGAACAAACCGTGAAAGTTGAGAAACAGGCACGTAAGCAACAAATTAAGGCAGCTAATACGGGTAACATGCAGGGTAGCGGTGAGGCTAGTCGTAGGAAAGTATATCGTAGGGCCGACATTATTAAACTAATGAAAACAGACCCAGAGCGTTATCAAGCTTTATCAGAGGAAATCTTTAGAGCATACGCGGAGGGTCGAGTAAAATAATCTATTAGGAGATTAACATGGCTACTGCAACCTATCCCGGCGCAGGCGGTAATACCGCAAAAACAGAGGCAGCTACTTTTATTCCAGAAATCTGGAGTGATGAGATTGTCGCTGCTTACCAAAAGAACCTGAAGNNNGCTCTGGCTACCAAAATTGACACAGACCTCCACTCTTGTGGTACTGGTTTTGGTGATGGTGGTGCAATTGTGTTTGCTTCTGCTGTAGCTCCTACGGACTACCAGCACACTGGTTGTTTCATGAACACCAATAACACAACGACTCAGTACACAGACGACACTATTGATGGTGTTGCTGGAGATGAGTTCACTGATCGATTCTTCCGTGATATGATTCAGAAGATGGACGACAATAACGTACCGATGGAAAGTCGCGTACTTATTATCCCACCAGCTACTCGAAATGCAATTATGGGTATTGATCGTTACGTGTCTTCTGACTTCGTAGGCGGTCAGGCAGTTCAGTCTGGGCTTATCGGTAACTTGTACGGCGTAGATGTTTATGTATCTGCTAACTGTGCTACTATCGAAACTGCTGCCGCAAACTCAGCAGCTTCTGTAGACACTCGTGCAGCACTTTTGTTCCACAAAGACGCTATCGTCCTTGCAGAGCAGCAGTCAGTACGTTCACAAACCCAGTACAAGCAGGAATACTTGTCAACTCTGTACACGGCTGATTGTCTGTACGGTGTTCAGGTGTATCGTCCTGAAGCTGGTTTCGTTCTCGCAGTACCTTCTGCGTAATGAACTCTACGGGGGTCGCTTAGGCCCCCTTTTTCTTTTTTTGTTTTCTTTAGCTGGAGCAGTCTATGGGTATCTTTAGAGGTACTGGGGGTACTGGTGACGCGACTACAGACGCTACTGCGTCCCAAGTTGGGACTGATGCGGCGACTGCTTCAACTAAAGCAAACGAGGCAAGTTCAAGTGCAACTAATGCAGCAACGTCTGAAACTAATGCTGGCAACTCTGCTACAGCGTCTGCGTCTTCTGCAAGCGGTGCTTCTACATCAGCGTCCAACGCTTCAACCTCCGCAACAGCATCGTCTAACAGTGCAACAGCGGCAGCGTCTAGCGCAACAGCAGCGTCTAACAGCGCAACAGCGGCGGCAGGAAGCGCCACGGATGCATCGAATACCTTAAGCTCTGCTGCTCTTAAAGCCAACAACTTATCCGACTTAGCAAACGCAGCGACTGCCAGAACTAACTTAGGTTTAGGGACAGTGGCTACGACTGCTGCTTCTGCTTATGCCACAGCAGCCCAAGGTTCTACAGCAGATGCTGCTTTAGCAGCTTCAGCAGTTTCAACCTTTGGTGGAACCTTAGTAGATGATGCAGATGCAGCAGCAGCTAGGACTACCTTGGGTTTAGGGACAGCAGCAACCACAGCAGCCAGTGCTTACGCTACAGCAGCCCAAGGTTCTACAGCAGATGCAGCTTTGGTAGCATCAACAGTTTCTACTTACGGTGCGTCTTTAATTGACGACGCGAACGCAGCAGCAGCCAGGACTACTCTAGGCTTAGGCACAGTAGCAACCACAGCAGCAAGTGCTTATGCTACAGCAGCCCAAGGTTCTACTGCTGACGCAGCTTTGGCAGCTTCTGCTGTATCAACTTTTGGTGGTACTCTGATTGACGACGCAGATGCAGCAGCAGCGAGAACCACATTAGGACTTGGGTCAGCCGCTACGACTGCTTCTTCGGCTTACGCTACAGCAGCACAGGGAGATACTGCGGACGCAGCTTTGGCAGCTTCTGCTGTATCAACTTTTGGTGGTACTCTGATTGATGATGCTAACGCAGGAGCAGCTAGGACTACTCTAGGCTTAGGCACAGTAGCAACTACGGCTGCTTCAGCGTACGCCACAGCAGCCCAAGGAACACTAGCTGCTTCGGCACTACAGTCAACTTCAACATTAAACGCAGACAAAATGACAACTGGTACGCTCT